ATTAGAATCGTATCGAACACCGACCGCTGTTTCTGACAACTCAAACGTGTAGTGCAAAACATTCTTACCTTGCTTCAAGGCATTTGCGCCGAGCATCGTAAGGAAGTGAGACTTGCCGACGCCTGTAGCTGCGACGATAACACCAATTTCGCCAGCGCCTAGTCCTCCATTTAGAATCTCTTTGCGATCAAGATCATCAAGACCTGTCGCGACACAGTTACGTTGAAGCCTAGTAAAACGAGCTTCGTAATCTGCAAAAAAGTCGTGACCAAGAGCTGGCGCTGTTCCAACCAGAACGGCCTTTCGAATTGAATCTACAATCGATTCGTACTTTTCTGCTTGCATTTGATCGACTGCGTCTTCAAGCGCTGCCTTTAGAGCTTGCTTGCGACAAAAATCAAGAGACTTATCCTTGACAAATTGTAGATCGCCTGGATCTGGATTCGCCTTCATGCGCTGGAGGTATTCAATGATCTGATCTCGAAGGATAGTATCGGTACCGACCTTAAGATCCTCGCGAATAATGGTCACAAGAAGTTGCAGCGTTGGAAATACTTTGTACTTCTTAGAATAGGCAAAGTACCTGTCGGCAAGAAACTGGAGATATTTCAACTCGAAATAAGAAGAATCAAAAACCTCCATCATCTGCTCGGCCCATCGTGGATCCGTCAATAACGCTTGTCCAATTTTTTCTTGGAATGATTTACCGTACGTACCGAAAGTTACTTTGGTCGTCTTGTTTTCGTTGTCTAACATTGTGTTCTCTTAGTTATTTGAAGATCCAAGTCCACTTACGCATCTAAAAGCATAAATGAATGCTTCGATGTCAAAGTCATTAACGCCTTCTTTAACCAGGGCCTTTATAAGGCCAATCCTATCAACGCGAGGGGCGAATGTATCGATGACATGTTGTACGCGCGAAATCTGATCTGCTGATAACATGCTACCATCCAGATGAACGAGTCGCCAATTTCTCTTAAGATCATGTTCACTCTCCAAAACGCGGCGATAAATAGTCGACTCGGAAGAATGCGAATGACAAAAATCGATGACTTCTTGCAAAAGAATTTCAGAATCGTTACCAAGGATCGGAAATTTCGTAGCTGCAGTTTTGAATCCGATGCCTTTTATTCCCGGAACGTTATCGCCAACATCGCCGCATAAAGCCTTAGCAATCGCAAAGTTGTGGGTCTTAATTCGATATTCTTCAAAAATGTCCTCTGCAGTGAGCACGATCTTCTTGTGCAACGAATAAATCTTCGTCTTTTCATCTAACAGTTGATACATGTCTTTGTCGGACGAAACGATGATTTTGTTTTCTTGCCTAAACGGCCCTTTACACAAAAAAGCGACGATGTCGTCGCCCTCGCAATCCGAAACGTAAATCTGACAAGCTGGCGTAAACTTTAACATTCCCAACAACGAAATCAGCTGATGTTTTTTATTCTCTTCCGACTCGGGAATATCATCGCCATAGAAGCGATTTAGCTTTTGAGCCTTGCGACCCATCTTATATTCAGGGAATAAACGTCGACGGCGCTGTGAACCGCCACCTTCCCAGGCTACGTAGACAGCTTTAGGTTGAATCTCTGTTAAGATTCTTCCGAGCGTCTTCATAAATCCCATACATCCTCCCATTTGGTAACCATGAGCGGACATCGTTGGGTAAGCGGCCCAAGACCTGATAAAGAGATTTGCGCCGTCGACGATGAGTATTGGTCTGTCAGTCATCAAACACCAGTACTTCCAAGACCGCCTTCGCCACGAGCAGTATTGTCAATTAGTTCTGCCTTTTGAAAGATGGCTTGAAAAATGGGAAAAAATAAAAGTTGTGCAATCCTATCGCCTTTTTTAACAATAAACTCTGACTGACCTGAGTTATGCAGAATTACCTTTATCTCTCCTCTATAGTCGGTATCAATGATGCCAGGAGCGTTTAGAACCTGAATTCCGTTCTTGGCAGCTAGACCCGACCGTGAGCATACCATTGCACCAAAACCGTTAGGAATCTCTAGTTTAATACCAGTTCCTACTGTTACGCGCGTTCCTGAAGGAATAACTAACTCATCGGTGGACTTTAAGTCACAAGCCGCGGAACCAGATGTTTGATATGCTGGAATTTGTGAAATATCGTCTGTTAAAACTTTAATCCAGATTGGGTTGGTTGGTCTTTCACTCATCGGTGCCTCCATCGTCAGCAACGTTATCATCAATTTCTGTCGGGTCAGCAGCAGGACCCGCCGTCATAGTTAAAGCTGCATCAATTACTTCCATGATAAAAGGACCATGGATATTGTCTTTCATCAACGCTCCGAAGTCGTTCTTATAGAACTTCTTTTCTACCACAACCTCGCCCGTCTTTTCATTGACAACGCTAAGTTCCTTCCACGCGCCTTCGCCCGAAATATTAATGGTGTGACCCTTGCGCTTGACGGGACCGTTCTCCTTACAATGAGCGCGACATTCGTCGAATAGATATTCGTCTTCGACAATTCCTCTACCAAAGATGATATCGAACTCGCACTTACGAAATGGTGGAGCGACCTTGTTCTTCTTGATTGTTACCGTGGTATGAATACCAATCGGCATACCGTTCTTGTCCTTGACTTGATTTCCACTTCCAAGTCGGATACGTACGGAGGAGTGAAAGGGAATAGCTCTGCCACCAGGCGTGGTCAATGGATCGCCGTGCATTACGCCGATGTTGTCTCTAATTTGATTGAGACACAGCAAAGTCACATTATTCTGCCCAATAACTCCAGTGATCTTTCGCATGCCTTTGGAGATAGCGCGCGCTTGAAGACCAATCGAATTTTGCTCGTATTCGCCATCAAGTTCAGCCTTTGGCGATGTAGCCGCGACGGAATCCCAAATAACCAGGATGGGAACGTTCTTCTCGATGATTTGTTTCGCCTTGAGGATCGTCGACTCAATGATCGAGAAAACTTCTTCGGTGCAGTGAGAATCGCAATAGACAAATCGCTTACGAACATCGATACCCATGTCGGCAAGCTTCTGTACCGGCGTCGCATTTTCGGTATCAATATAAACGACCAAACCACCCATCTTTTGGGCGACGGCAGCGGCGTGATAAGCCAAGTGAGACTTACCTGAAGAGGGCAATCCGGAAATTTCGATAATTCGACCCTCAGGGTAACCGCCACCGAGAGCGTTCTTGATAGCGTAATTTAGTTGAATCGACCCTGTATCGATCCAGCGCTTTACTACGGTCGGCGCATCCATTTCCGAAAGGTTAAAAGCGATGCGGGTTCCAAACTCCTTGTTGATAGACGAAATAAGGTCTTTCATCATGCTATCAACTTCGTTATTGCTCTTTTTAATTTGGTTGTCTTCGGATTTAGATTTTGCCATAACAGTTATTATCCCCATCAAGCTCTAATAGTACAAACGCCGGAAACCTATTTGATTTCCGGCGCTTTGATCAACAGACAACGACGTCAGTCGTCATCGCCCATTAGGTCAGCGAAAGCATCGTCTAGCGATTGCTTCTTAACAGGTGCCTCGTCCTCCGTCTTCTTGACCTTCTTCTTCTCTGGTGCTGAAGCCTTAACCTCAGCGACCAAATCATCAAGCGCGTCTGATGGAGCCGGGCCGCGAGTAGTTGGAGGTGTTGCCATCTCCTCTGACGTGCCACCGCTCAACCAGTTATTAAGAACTGTCTCGATTTCTTGCGTCGACTTTAGACGATACATGTCGTCAAGATTTGGAATCGAATTAAGCCATTGTTCGGCTACCTTCGAGTCCTCGTGTAGCTTCGTTGGACGACGAGCAGGATCGACCGTCGTATCGTTAAACTGCTTGCCTGGTTGCTTCGTAATCGACACCTTTAGATCGAAGCCCTCCGTTGGGGAGAGAATATCACCGACCTCCTCGTCGAGGAAGAATCCAAGCATACGCTGATAAACCAACTTACCAAAGCTCCAAATTTGAACGCCCTTATCTTCCTCGCCTCGAACGATGACAGGAGCATAGCATCGCATCTTTGGTTGTAGCTTCTTAGCTAGAACCCTATCATCGGGCTTACCACTGCTATATAGCTTACGAATCAACTCGTTAATTGGATCAGGCTTACCAAATTGATTGGGAGCCAAAATACCAGCATTATCGCCAATGTAATAGAACCATCTCTCCATGAAAGGCTGTCCATCTGGCGCGTTCTTCCATGGAAGACATCGAATCTTGTGCTCGCCAAGACTTGGCTTCCACAACTGGACCGACGACGTCTTCTTCACACCCGAAAGCTCTGCAACACGACGCTTAATTGCTTCTAGATCAATTGCCATAATATTTTCCTTATCCTTTTCCGTTTCCTATTCCTAACCTGTGGCAGGAATATCACCCTGCACCGTGCAGGTATTTCTACCCTACCACAAAACTTTTTGACTGTTCAAGGTTTCTTTTCAGCGCCAACCTGGCTTCTTACGCTTGCTGCGTTCGCCCTTAGCACCTGGACCTTCGGCATCTTTACCAGTGTATCCAAGCGGCGCTGCGAAACCAGCGATCGCTCCTGCACCGCTGAACTCACCCAATTCCTCGACCTTATCCTCGTCCTTATCCTCGTCCTTATCACTATCGCCTGGCTTTTTTGTACCTGGCATTTGGTTTGGTACATGGGCGTTACCCTCGATCTCAAGAATAATCGATCTAATGTACCGACGTAATAATACGCTCATAGATTTAAGTATGGCGTCATTCCTTTTCTTGCTTCGTAGAAACAAGGTCTGCCGTGTGCACGATGTCGACTAGCCTTGGCTCCTTCATCTTGTAAGGAGCGTTTTCGTCTGCATATTGTCCATCGTTTAGTTTGATGGCCAACCACTCGTCTTGGGTTAGTTTCAATCCAAAGTGTTGGCACAACCAAACTCCGCGATCAGGAACAGTCATATACTGCATATCGCGATTGTACTTATACATCTCGCCAAGCTTCTCTCGGTGCCAGTCAGAATCCTGAGGAAGATAATAATCTTGCTCGTGATCGCCGACCTTGCCGAGGTCGTGAAACAAACACCCAATGATTAGGGAATCCTTTGGAACTTCCCAGCCAAATGCCTTGCACAGCTTCATCGCATTCGAAAGAACACGCAGCGAATGGTCGACTAATCCACCAACCATGCAATTATGAAAATCTAGTCTGGACGAGGCAGGACAAATTGCAAGACGCTCTCCCAAAGAATCCACAAGATTTAATGCTGATTGTGATCGGTCACCAAGCTTCTCGCATAGTGATCTAAATTTATCAAAATTCGCAGCAATTTCTTCAGGAGTTAGTTGTCTCTGTTTCATTTTCTTGATTATCATCAGAATCTTTTAATTTGTTCAAAAGATTTTTCCTACGCGTTTCCCAACCCTTTTCTACTCTTTTTGTGTACTCTTCTTTTGTAACTTTTTTGTTAGCTTCTCTAATCGATTCAATCCATTTTCCATTAGCAGATCTATTCTCTGCTATTTTTTTTGCTCTTTGCTTAACTTTTTCTTTGTTTTCTTCACACCACGTAGAAACTGCTTCACTTACTTTTTCGCAATAATCTTGTTTAAAATTTTCATCTTCTAATTTTTTTAAAAAAGCTTGACCACCCTTGTTCGCTTTTTCAAGTTGCATTTTTTTGAATGCTTCATTATATTCTTCATCTTCAAGACATTTTTTCTTAATCGTCTCCCATGATGAATGATTTATTCTCTTTCCTAGTTCAGGATCATCTTCATGTCTTTTTTTTGCCAAATTTGAAAGATGATCTTTAGCAGCTTGGGTAAAGCTATTGTGAGAGTAATATTGTTTTAACGATATGCTCAAATTTTCTTTAGCCTGTTGAGACATTTTATAACGTCCTTTTTTTCGACCTCCTTTCCCGCCAATATCAAAATTCATTCCACCAAATGAAATGTCTGTTTTCATTTCTTGAATTAAAAAAATTTCTCCATCATTCATCTCTTCTTCGGTGAGAAATGTTTTCAACTCTCTAATATGACAATTTTCAATTCCGTGTTTGGCAAGAAAATAATCGAATTTAATATCTTTGGGCTTACCTTCACCCGATAAAATTCTTTTAGCACATTTTACGTGACCTTTGTGCCTATTTTCTAATCCATACTTTGACTTACCAACATAAATGTCTTTTCCTTGACAAAGGCTACAATGGCAACTATAACAGTATACGACATATTTTACTTCCATGATGGATTAAACCTCCAGGAAATAACTATATCGTATTTTTAAATTAATAAAGGCCACAGTACTATACTGTGGCCCCATTGTTCACCAAGTTTTTCGGTAATTTTTGTAGATGAACTACAAGATCACGCCATCGCAAGATCGCCAGCAATTCGTGCCAATGTTTCCATCGCCGACTTATACTTACGATCAGCTTCGGCACGAGACATCTTTCTGAAGGCATCGCTCTTGTCCGTTGCATTATAGTAATACAATGCATCATCGAACTTTTTGCCTGTTCCGGCACCAAGTGTGCTGTCAAGAACAGCGTTAACCGCATCGCGCTTATCGGAGTCGTATTCACCGGCCCACGACCAGTTATAGCTCGACAAAGAAGCGTTGATCTTCTTAGAGATAGAAGCTGGGGTCATTTTTCCCGCAACGGCAGCTATCGCGCCGCTGCGCTTCGAATCTTCTCTTGCGAAACCGGCATCGCGAAGGGCTAATTCCAACTTCTTAAAATCTGCATCAGATAATGCCGAGAGTGCAGCGACAATGGAAGCGCGGCCTACGCCGGCCAAGGATCCTGCAGACAATGCAGCGCCGAAGTCGACGGCTTCGTTAACAGCTTCAAGTTCTTCTTTGATAATTCTACGTAGTTGTGTTGCTGTAATCTTCATGTTACCCTCTGGGTGACATGATAAATATAACACTTTTCAAAAAAAAAAAAAATTAACGAAACTGTGCGACGACATAAAATAAGCCATCTTCAGCCCAGCCGATGTTGCCTCGATTGCCTAAAACCTTTATTTTACCCCAGATTGAAGCATCAGGAGCCTCGAGTTCAAGTACGATACACAACTCTTTTGAAAGAACAATACCGCCATCAGGTGGATCATGTCCAAAATTAACTAACTGAACAGTTGGTCGCACAGCGGTCAACGTTACTAAATCTCCGACGTTCATCAAAGCCTTTCGAACTTAAGTGGAAATTCGCTAGCGTATCCTGGTACACTCGTCGATCGAATCGCCTCGGCGTCTGACAACCTGTCTTCTCTTACGTCAAGAATCAACGCATCGTGCAAGACGAACAACGGTCGTACGCCATCGGTGCCCAACTTGTCTAGGACTGCCTTGAATCCCAGCAGAGAAACGTCGACACCCGTGCTCTGAGCATAAGTGTTAACGAAAAGGTGGTCCTGAGGGTCGTCGAGGTCGAGAAATCTACCATGTTTATTTCTGATTTTGCCCGTCTTTATGAACTCTTCCTTCAAGCGCTTACGAAGTTCTGCAGTACCAAAATACGACCTGACTTTTGTAACGAACTCCTCTAGTTTGTGACTACCGATTCCTAAACGCGCACCGAGAGCCGACTTCGAAGCTCCGTACAATTCGCTAATGACAGCAATCTTGACAGCTTCCCTATCGATCGTTCCACCAAATAGCTCTGTCGCCAACGAACTATAGAGATCTGGCGCAGTCGCAACCTTGCCATTTTCAGCAAGAATAATTCGTGCTTCGAGGGCGCCGAAGTCCAAGGAACAAATGGCTCCTTCTGCAAAAGTCGACTTGAGTATTTGTCGGTACCTTTTCTTAAGGGTCAGGATGTTTGGTCCACTTTCGACCGTCAACCTGCCTGTTCTCGTCGCGAATCGATCGTAAACGACGGGAGGCAAAAATCCACCAGGACCCGGCTTGAATGTCTCGAACGCCCCCGAATCTCTCTCGATTTCGACGCTGATCTCCCTGTATAGCTTTGGGTCGACCTTCGCAGCCTTCAAGCTACATAGTAGTTGTCCACCGGGACACCAGGTGCTCTTATAATAATCCTTCGGTAACTCGTCGATGGTTTCAGCGACGGATTTTACGAGGCTCTTTACAAAAGACTTGTAGGCGACAGAGGGCATCGTCTGCGACCACGGTATCGCTGACGAACCTGAAGTCAGTAGCGACATCGACTTGGTCCACTTTTCTGCTGGTTTGGTAGGTACTTCTACATTTTTTAGTTTTAGTAGCGTATCGAGACATAGAGGTTTGAGAGGGTCTAGAACGCCGTTTAAAAACCAGAGGTCTGTTGGTGCCTTCGACAAGGTCGTAAAACCATCTTGAGAAACGACCATGTGTTTCTCTGAACCGAGAATCGTCGACGATATGCAGAAGGCTTCCACGTCAGAACTATACAGTACGTATAGCCCCATTGTATCGTGGCGTTATTTTTTGGCGCCCTGGTTATTTCCTGCAGGATTTGTAGCGGGGGCGGTTTGTTTCGCCTTATCCACGTCCTGTAGTATTTTTGCTGCTGCGTTTAATTGACTCGTTATGTCGTTATCAGAAATCATTCGACCATAACCGTCATAGTAAGATAAGTTCCATTGCGTTTCAAATTTACCAGGCGCTATATTGTGCGTAACTTGCTTTACAACGTAATCATTGTCCAACGTCGTATTAGTACTAAAATCAACAAAGAAGTGTTGACCCATCGAGGCTAGGGGGCATCCCATCGTTGTCATCGTCATATCAGCTGGATATAGCACCATTGGTAGGTTGAATTGTCTCTGTGATAAACCCGTATCCGCCAGTGCAGACGTTCTTTTTTGAACGCCTCCCTGCATGGCGATAAGACCTTCTAGCCCACTAGTTTTCGACTGTATCGATACTTGACTAATCAAAGAGCCCTCGGTTCCTATTACGATACGAGGCACAAATTGTCCAAGCCACTCCATCAAAGCTTCTTTGCCTTGACCGATATTTACTGCAATGGTTTGATCTCCAAACACATATTTTTTTTCATCTATTAGCTTAATTCCTTCAGGCAAATCGTTGCTTCTATTTTCTAGGTTCTTTAAAAACTTTGTATCTCCCGCATAATCAGAAGAGACCAAATAATAGGTTCCATCAGACGACAACCGAAGAGCTTTTGTTACCTTATCTAATGGGCTACAAGTTCTATCAAATATGTGAAATTTTACGATAGTTTTTTTATTACCAGTGTCGCCTTCTGGATACACGGGCTCCGTATAGCCTGCACCGACGCGACTGGCTAGACTCGTTAATAAATCACGGGCTGTTTCGTTTCTACCTAAAGCGCCTGTTTTTGATCCAACCCCAACTTCCATTTCGAAAGTCAAGTCGGGTGTGACGAAATCGCCACCGTATTTATTCCCCCAGTCCGTCAATTGGTTCGCGTATTTATTCTCGTCTTCTTTGGGTTCTAGCTTTTGTTGTTCTTTTGCGTTGGGATCAAAGCTCTTATAGAAAGAACTTCTGCCATATCCAGGTTGTCGAGGATCTTGAAGCTGTTCATTTATAAATGAAAACATTTGCGTTAACGCTATCGCGTCGCCGCCAATCGTAGACTCGATTAGTCTTTTAAACCCATCTACGAATAGTGGTATGCTCATAGGGAATTCTGCGATATTATGACTACTCGCAGGACCGCAGTGGTTGTTGAGTTGATAAAAGATAAATTGAACCTCGTATGGACAATCGCCAGCTTCTTTAAAGTCAGGCAATCCTGACCAGTTAAATTCTTCTGCGATACCTCTCAATATCGCAGGCATACACAACGCGCTAAAAACCCGTCCAAAACTAACACAGTTGCTGCGGTCGCTCGATATCGTCTTACAAAGTTCTTCATCGTAATATTTTAACGGTCCGCGCTTTATTGCTTCAGTTACCCAATCTTTTAAAGGTGGCTGTAAAGGAAGCGTTGAATGAAAGGCTGAATCGTTTTTTCTTACGTCGGGCAAAAAAGGATCCTTTTTTTCATCAAGACTCAGCACTTTTGAGCTGACGTATTGAGCAGCGTCGGTTCCAATACTCGATTTTTTGTTAATCGCGTCTTGTAAATCTTTTACTAGTTCTAAAGCAGTTTGCAAATTAAAGTCGGGACCGCGACTGAGTTGAACCGTTAATTGCTGACTTACATTTTTAGCTGCTTCGTTAAAATTTTTCTTTTCTTCTTCTGACGTAGGAATGTTACCTTCGGCCGCTGACGAAATGAACTGCGCCATTCTTATCTCGGATTGTGTAAATCCTAAATTCGCATCGCGTTGGCCTCCGAACGCTGCAGCGTTTTCTCTTATTTTTGTTATGATATTTTCCAGTGCCTTCTTTTTTGCCTGAACGGGACCGAAAGTAATCGGCGTAGTTTCAACCCTGCCACCACCTTTAACAGCTAGCGTTAGTGTAATTTCGCAGCCACCGTCTTGCGTAAAAGTA